TGTAACATCAAATTGAGCACTTGTAGAACCACCAGTATGCATATAACTAGAAGCCCATGGAATAGGAAAAGAATGATACATATTTGTATAATAATTTGAATTATCATTTGTAACTTGAGCATATATATCATTTACTCTCGAAAAAGAATTTGAATAAACATATACATGATAATTAATTAAATATTTACCAGTACTTGGAAAAGAAAATACTCCACTATTATTTGTCATTCCAGTTCCTATTTTTTGAAAACTGTTATCATTTCTTTCCCAACTATTTAATGTACCAGTTATATTATTAGGATTAGTGTTAAATCTAAACTCATCAGCTTCAGTTACTCCGTTGGTAACTCCACTTAATTTGGAATAAACTATTCCTGCACTTCCATTGACTTCTGTGTTTGTAACAGCTCCTGCTCCAATTTTTGCATTAGTTACAGCATCATCAGCTATTTTAGCTGTAGTTACTGCATTGTCAGCTAATACTATTAAATTTGAGCTTATTGTTGATAATGCCATTAACCTAATCCTATAATTCTATATTTAACTGTTACTAATGCTGAATTAAAATCTCCATCTGCATATTGTTGTACTCTTATTTTATGGCTTGTAAGAGCAGAACCAGTATCATTAATGTATGAAATTGTATCATAAACATTTCTCCACCCAGTTTTTGGATTTTCATTTGACATAAAAGTACCATTCAAACCACCTACTGGAGTATTACTTGAGTTTGTAATATGTACTGCACAAGTAGCATTACTTCCGGGAGTACCATTTTCTCCAGACTTTCCAGCAAAATCAAAAGAAACAACTATTAAGGCTTTATCTGGAATTGTAAGACCAGTAACTATATCATAAGTAGTATTGTTTGCAGTACCGTCTTGTGTAGCTGAGCCACTAGAAAATGTAAGTCCTAATTTTGCAGATGTAATTGCATCATCAGTAACTTTTGCTGTAGTCACAGCATCATCTGTTATACTATTTGTTATTATTCTACTTAGTGGCATAATGTTTACTCTGGTAACTTTAATTCCGCTTCACGTTCTTTAGCTGTTTTTACAACTTTTAAATCAAATGCTTGTTTTACTTGTGCATCTTCTCCTGTTGCTATTGTTACTCCATTAGCATTGCAATGTGTTATGTTAGCTGAAATAATTTCTTCTTTGGCTATTCTTGCTCTATTTTTAAGAGCATTTTCTACCCAATCTTGAGTAGATAAAGTACAGTAAGACATAGCCTTATCTTCTGTGTCTGATAATGTTATTTTGTATTCTGCCATAGTTTTTCCTTTTGTTTTAACCTAATAACTCACCTTGAAACCAAGTGTACCTAGATGATTGATATATTTGCCAAGTATTACTTGTTGCATTAGTGTCTTCTCCATACACATACACTTCAATATAATCATTGGTAGCTAAACTCATTATAACTGAAGCATAAACACTTCCAGTACCTTCCCACATTGGGTGTAATCTTGAGTGATATACACTTCCATTTTTTCTAAAATCTATTCCATATCGCATATAGTTAGATGCATAATTTGTAAAAAATTGAGTAGCAAAATGATAACGACCACTTATTGGTGCAGTAAATCTATAGGTACTATTGTTATAGTGAGAGCCTATATTATATCCCTTGCCTTGATTTTCATTTGTATAAGGCTGTAATCTATATGCAGTACCATTTGTAGTTCCTACATTGTAATAAGAATTTTCTGAAAATCCTGCAAAAAAAGATGGGTTAGCAGGTTTTTTTATAGCACCATTATTATAAATATTCATTGCTTCACTAGTTCCTGCAATAAATCTTATTCTTCCATTTTCACCTGCACCACTTCCAAAAGAGGTAATAGAAGAGTAATCAGCATCACCACTATCACCGAAGTAGATGATATTTCCAGTAGTTGTTCCACCAGATGTCATTTGAATTGTTGTATAACTACCAACTGCAGGACTAATATTTAAATCACCAGTAGTTGTTGCAGTTCCAATACCAACAGAACCATTAGAATTAATTTTCATTCTATCAGTGCCACCAGTTTTAAAATCTATTCTGTCATCTGTATCTGCTGTAATAGATGTGTCACCATCAGTATCTAATATTACTTCACCACCATTCATATCTAGTGAACCATTAAAAGTTTGGTCACCAGTAAATGTATTATTACCAATCAATCTTGAAGCTCCAGTATCTGTTCCGTGTTGTTGGGCTAATCCTCTAAATATAAAATAAACTGTTCCAGTACCTGAAGGAGTAGTTTCAGTAAAAGTTAAACTTACTCCATCAGAAGCAACACTATAAGCCACAGTAGGTTCTTGTTGGACATTATTTACAAACACCTCAAGCTCTTCTGCACTATTTACTCTAGTGTTTAATGTATAGGTAGCCGACCCACCATTCGCAACTTGTGAAGTAGGGGCTGAAAAAGAGCCAACTGCAGGAGCTCCAATAATAGACATTAACTAATCTCCAAATAACTAACTATAGCATCACAAGCACTTGCTTGACTTGCTCGTACTCTTAATTTATCTCCCGTTTCTAACACAACCTTTTGGTCACCACCAACTGGAACTTGACCACCACCTACTGGAACAGGAGCATCTTTTAAAATAAATACTGTAGAGCTTGCACTCACATCTTCATACGCAACATCAATTGTTACACCACTTGATATTTTATTAGAAACAGTTAAACCGATTATTACTGTGTCATTAGATCCAGTATGAACAACTGCGTCTGCATGAGTAATTGCATTATTTGTTACGCTTGATTTTATAGCTTTTTTAAATGTATTTGCCATTGTGTTATCCTAACGCTATTGCCATTGCGACACCAGTTCCTGCAGGATCAAAAAGGGTTGCTCCTGCTGTTGCTAAGTTATCTGTGTGAACTATTTTACTAGCAGGAAGTGTACAAAATACAGTTTTAGTTCCTGCTCCCCAATCAACAAGGTTATCACTATTGCTTGAATTTAAAACAGTAGTCCTAGCTAATAAAGTACCAGAAGCAGTATATGTTCCTACTCCCACTTCCCAATTTGTGCCATCTGTGCATGAATAAAAAGTTGTGTTACCATCACCAACTACTGAAAAAGCTTCATAACCAGTCAATGCTCCTGCTAAATCATAAGTACCAGTTCCAGTTGTGACTGTTGTTTCTTTTATTCTATCTGATAATACAAGTGCCATTTTAGTTCAACTGTATTGTTAAATTCCCTGTGTTAATTCTAAATATATCACCACTAGCTATTGTTCTAGAAGAGTCTAATGCTCCCACAAAAAACACTCTATTTGAACTGCCACTTGTGGCAATCGTCCCTGTCCCATTAATTACAAAAACATGAGTTATGGTTTGCGTTCCACTACTAGAAGCACCCCACTCAACATTACCTGAATTAGAAATAGTTTGTGCATCTGTTCCTACTGCAGGAAGTGTCCAATTTGCATGAGGTACTTGTACTCTACTGTAGTTGCCAAAACTAGCTTCTGTTAAAGTTCCAGTTTCAATACTAGAAACTGCTGTTGCTAGTCCTATGTAAATATTATTACCCATTGTGGTAAATGATTCACTATTATTTTTAAACAAAAAATCTAATATAGCGTGTTCTAAATAAGTAGTCGCCGCATTTGATGTTGCCATTCTCTATTCTCCTAAGTTCTTGGTCTTTTTGGAAGACCATCTCTATAGGCATCACTATTTTCTCTAGCTTCGCCTAAGTCTTTAAGTCTCATAATTTCTTCTTGAAATCTTTTTTCATAAAGTGTCATTAAATCTGCCTCACCTTTCATATATGTATACGCTTCTATAAGTGATCCGTAAAGCATTGCATTCATCGCATTAGTGCTTAACCACGAAGTTGTTGTGTCTAAAGTTTGCGAAGAAATAGTTGTAGTTGCCCCAGTTTTACTACCAGTAATGGTTTCACCAGTCGTAAAAGCGTTTAAAGGCACTATAACATTCATTGAAGTATTGTTAGCTTTTGTTAAAATAGTTGTAGTAGAACTACTGGTTGATCCAGTAATAGTTTCATTTATTTCAAAACTAGCACTTGCAGGAACAGTAAAAAGAATAGTGCTGTCAGCTAAACTGGTGGGCTTGTAATAATAATGTAACTCTATAGCATAGTTAGCGTCAGGTGTTGGAGCAACTATAAAGTTATCTACATCAAAACGACCATAATATTTAGGTGTTCCAGTTGTTCCTGCATTTGGTCCATACTCTTGTAAAAAATTTACATCTTTTTCTAACAAAAATGTTTTAACATTAGTGCTAGTAAGGGATAAACTAAAAGGAGCTAAAAAATCAGTAGGTGTTTTTATATACTCATCGTTTTGAGACAAAGCACTTGTAGCATTTTTTCTAAAATCTTCAAAATCAACTAACTTAAATATTCTATTTTCTGCAGAACGAATAAAATCTCTTAAATGATCATTAAATGTGGTTTCACTATTTTCTGTATAGTCTTGAAGAGCAGATCTTAATGTTGTTAAAGTATAACTCATTTATTTCTCCAAAGTTACTGGTCCTGCTGTTGCTCCTGGTCCACCACCTTTAGTAGAGCCATTAGTTGCTGTTTGCGAAACAGTAACTTTATAATTATCTGGATCAGTTGTGCCATCGCTCAATGTTATTAATGATATATCAAAACCGTTAGTAGAACTAATAGTTTGATGATCAATGCCATCAAAAGGAAATACATTTCTAAACCTAACTTTACTTCCTGCTGTACGACCATGACCTATTTCATTAACTGTAATTACAGTTGTAGCTTGTCCTGCTGTACCAGTTTTAAATGCATTAAAAGGCAAAAGACGAGCAACCTGAGGTTCTGTTCTATCTATTCTTGGTTGCCAGAGAGCTTGTGGTTCAGAAATAGTTTGTATTGGGTTTAATTGAGGTTGTTTAGGCTCATACTCTGAAATATGTACAACAGCTCCTGTCCACTCAGATATTCTTTCTTTATATGGAAATTCCATACCACTTCTATCTGATATAAATTTTGCGTATTTTCCAGAACTGTAATTGCTCATAATAAATTATAATAAGTTGTACTTGGTGTTAATTTTAAAGTTGCTCTATCTCTATCTTCGCTCGCGGCTCTTTCAAACTCTTCTTCATAAATAGCCTTTAATAGTTGAACCCTTTCAGGAGCTCGCTTTATGGCTAAATAATAAGCTAATCCTGCAGATAAACAAGGGTAAAATCTAAAGGGAACTTCTGCAGTATTAGCATAGCCATCTGCATCATCCATTCTTACCATTCTATCATAAACTAATTGATAAGCTGTGCTAGAATCGGGTATTGCCCATAGTTTTATCACAGGAGTTATTTGTCTATCTATATAATATTGTGTGGGTCTAGAAGTAGTTCTTTTACTTGGCAATCCTAAGTAAGAATCTCTACTTATTCTAGAAATAGTTACATCTGATTGATTTGAAGTCCCTGCATTTTGTCTTACAACAACAGATAGTATGTCAATACTTGCTTGTACATCTTGTAAATCTACTAAGCTAGAAACAGTTGTGGTAGCACCACTTGTTCCACCAGTAATTGTTTCTCCTACTGAAAAAGTACCTACTGGAACAGTAATAGCTAAAGAAGTTCCGCTCGGTTTACTTGTAATGTTTGCAGTTGCTCCACTTGTTCCACCAGTTATAACTTCAGCTACCGAAAAATTAGCTGTAGCTCCTACTGTTATGGTTAATGTTCCCAAAGGATAAATATCAACACCATTAGCAAGATTTAAAGTTTCTTGTTTCATTGTCCATCTATTTAAACCTCTGTTTGCCCAATCAGCAAACATTAAATTTAAAGAACGTTTAGCTGTTCTTAAGTCATATCCTGTTCTAACTTGCAAACCACAACGTTCAAAGGCTTCTTCAACATATTCGTCTACAGCTAAATCGAAATCTTTTGAACCTGAAGTTGCCATTTAGTCCTCGTTATATATGTTATCAAAAACTTTATTTACGTCTAGTATATAGTCTAAATCTGATTTTGAATAGTGTATATGTTGTGATGGTAAAAAATCTGGAGCACCTTTTCCAGTTTCAAACCACGCTGGATGTGTAACACGAACTCTGTTATTAGGCAATGCTACAATATTTCC